AGGAAATCTATAAAAAGGCGACTGGCAAGAAGGATGCTCAGGGTTTTAAGGAAGGGATCAAAATAGTAAGTGGTGAGCCTCAAATATCTCCAACTTTAGGATATAAGTTACTTAAGCATCTACATGGTGAAGGAGAGGCACCTCTACAATGGAAGAAATACCTTGAGAAGCTGAAGGAATATATAAGGATCGAAGAAAGCGATATGTTGGCTTACGACCACAGCTTCTCTAAGAAGATGCTTGCGGGGACCTATTTCCCTAGACTATGGAAAGATGGTCACGGGGTACCCATGACGCTCGATAAAGCCTTTTTCTTGTATCAGCGCACAGACATGTTATTTGAAGATCTGTTTAAGGCAGGATTTGTACCTTTGTCCTGGAATCCGATGCATATGGTAGCCCTTCGTCGGATGGCTGGAATCCAGTTACGTGAATTAGACTTAGTTGCAAAGCGAATGGAGATCGCTAATGAAGTTATAGCAGTCAGTTCAAAAGATTATGGTAGGACCCTTATAGATATCAATACCGGCAAGAAGTTATCAAAAAAATGGAGAGTACCTCAGATAGGTGCTCCATTTGAACCAAGAATGAAAATCGGAATTCGGCAATCAGGCGATCTTAAGCTGGATGATGTGACTAATGGTTTAGCGGTAAGAAATGCTAGGGCTCATGAGCTTGAGAGTGTCTATGGCATTCCTTATAGTGGTGATAGTTTTTTGAAGAAGCTAGATAAATTCGGCACAACCACAAAACTTGTAAAGTTATTTGGAACATTTTTCCAGCATTTTGACCTAGGTGCTCGTACTACGTTTGCGGCTGCGACTAAGACCTCAGTGATGAGCGGCGGCGGCGCCCTTATATCAGTGCCTTATTGGCGGTATATAGGGAGGATGTTTGCGGGACAGTTCTTTCCGCGTAAGCGTGAAGAGCTACTTAAGCGAATTATATCTAACGAGCCTTTCATTAAAGGCCGTAATATTACACCGGCGACGGTATATCAGCATGGCTGGAATGCAGGCGGGGACATCTCTCTTCTTAAGAGGGACACCTTAGATACTATCGAAGAAATCGCTAAAACCACTACTACTCCCCCAGGTATGGGTCCAACAATCGCACGACGACTTGACAGACTTTATGCCTGGTTCAAAGAGGGTCTGTTCGATAATGCGTGGCCCCTGTCACAGGAGTACGCACTTAGGCATTTTATAGTGCCTAAGCTAGCAAAGATTCATCCCACATGGTCGGACGACTTAATTTCTGCTGATGCAGCACTGGAGGTTAACTTTATGTTTTCCTCCCAGGCTGTTTGGCAGTCGATCCTAAAGGACCCTCAGTTTAGGCAGTGGTCCAGAATCGCTCTTTTCAGTCCGAACGAAACAGAGGCCTGGCTACAACAGGCCTTGAGAGCTGTGTCAGGAGAAAACAAAGCGTTATGGCAAGAATATTGGCTCGGTATGGGCATAACGCTTGTCGTTATGGCTAACGCGATCCATATGGTTAGTACACAGGGGAAGCCATTGCCCGCAGAACGATATATACCATTCAATTTTGATTTTGGATGGGGCTTCAACAATCTTTTCCTGAGTCCTAATGCGCCTTTTACGGGCCTCGGCGGCGCAGAACTACATATAGATCTTTTGGGACAGGCCGATACAGTACTGAGATTAATCTCAAATCCTCAGCGGTTTGTACGAGACCGTTTTAGCACTATCGCAGGTGCGGGGACGACACAGGTAACTAGCACCGCTTATGGGGGATATAAGATTAAGGGTTGGAAAGATCGTATCGCGCAGCTTGCCGTAGACCTTGGTTTGCCGATAGGTGCTGCTTCGTTAGCAGAGATTATTAGGCAATCTTTCGGCTTGGACTATATCTTTAACCCGAATGAGCCTCGTATAGGATTGTTTGGTAACCTAACGTCGGGGACAGGCCTGCCTATTCACGCTGAATCCGTTCGTTCGCGAATGCTTAAATTGGCAGAATCTAACAATTTTAGGGAGCGCCGGGCGAAGACAGGGATGCCAGAATGGGACGGCTCTTACGATAGCTTAGAGCCGTTTGAAGTTGCGGAACTCAATAACCATCCGTCCATAAGGGAATATCGTGATGTACTAGGAGAGGTCCCGTCGAAAAAATCACGCAAGATGATTGAGGACCTGTACGACGATCAGATAGTGTCAGATAGAAGAGTAGGCGTTTGGGACCGTAATTTATTACGGTGGATAGAGTCGATGCCATATGCCGGGGACACCGAATTCGGTGCCCCCCGTTTGAGGCCGGATAGATGGGTAAGAGACTTAAGACTACGTCAGATAGCAACACATGCCAAACGCGAGGCCATAGAGGTATATGAGGAGAGGGAGTATAAGACCCCTAAAGGTGGGGTAGAAGCGGCACGAAATAAATACTATGAGCTAGTAACGGAGTATTTCGGTAAGGATTCAGGTGCATCGCAAGATGAGCAATGGGATGACGTAAGATCCGAGTTTATGGCCACGCTAACTCCTGAAGAACAAAGGTATGTAGAGATGAATATTACTCCAAATAGAACACCTCTAATTAAAGAGTATATGGACGACATGAAGATATTAGATGAGGGCTATTTTTACATAACATCAATGGTGATGGAGAAGCAGAACATAAAGAAAAAGTACGCGTACTATCAGGATTTGGGACCAGGTAAGAAACAGGTCTTTAGACAAGGCCGGGAAAATGATGATTTAGACATCGCCCTTAAGGTAGCGACGGAATTAAAGCTCAAAGCGCGAGAACAACATTCTATAATAGACGAGTTGTTATATAAGTGGGGACTTACCTATAAACTTAGGTCTCCTGCCTTAATAAAACAAATGGAACAGCTCGCATCTTCACCGGCCTATACTCCGTCACCAACAAGTCCAAGCATACCGCAACAAGTCCAAGACACGGATCAACGTACTATTCCCGTGCACAAGACACTAGCAGAGTTAGTAGGACTTATAAACTAGCAGACTTAGTAGGAATTTCTCAATATGGGTGAGAATAATGTGTGAGGATAGAAATAACAGTATCTACACAGAGTGTCGGGATGCTGTCTTTCGTATGAAGGGAGGAAATAGGGGCGTTTCCAACAAGGAGATGCGACGCATTCTGGACAAATTTGGCGGGTGTATGATCACTGATAGACATACTGTATTGACAAGCGAACGAAAAACGATGTAATCTCGTAGGTAACATATAGCGGTATATGGTCGATTCAGACCCAAGGGCCGAACGCCTTGGGTCTTATTTTGGGAGGAAGACGATGGTGCAGCGATCAGAGACGGATGCTCAGGCTGTTGTTAACACCGATGCGGCAGAAGATCAGGTTCTCGATCAGCAAGCAGACGGTGTAGAGACTCAGGATGAGCAGGAAGATCTCGATTATAAGGCGCTCTTAGATGCCGAACGTACTAAGACTAAGAAGCTAGAGCAGGACTTTAAGGCGCTAAACGTTGGTACCATGCGTCAACGTGACCGTGATCGTGTGATGTCAGAGATCAGTGACCGAATAGGCGCTATTGAGCAATCGAACGGCGCACTCATACGAGGTCTAAGTTCTGGAGAGGTCGAATCTCTACCAGAAGAATTAGAGGGTATCCAAAATCAGCAGGCCGTAGTTAGAGAACAGCAAGACTTTGATTCAGCAGGTCAAGAGATATGGGAGTCGATTCAGGAAGCGATGCTTGACCCTGAAGGTAAGCCGTTGCTGGACATAAATACGATCCCAGAGCTACAAGAGCTTCGTGATAGCTGGGACGCCGCTGTTTCAGGAAAGAACTATCGAGAAATGACCCGTGTGAACAGAGTATTTCAGCGTATTGGTCGTCTGGCAGAACGCAAGAAGCTACAGGACAACTTGGCACAAGCGAAGAGGCAGGCCCGTAAAGAAGCCTTGGACGATGCCGATGTCCACGACATGAGTACCGGCAATTCAAGTGCTGGTCAAAGTATGACCGATAGTCATTGGTATTATAACCAGTATGCTACCGGCAAATCAGATGACCATCAAAGGGCCGCTAAGATATCACGGGGCCTTGGTCTAAAAAAATAAATGACAAACAGGAGGAATCGTAATGGCAAGTGGTGATACTACTACTCAATCACTAGCCGACAGTCTGCCCACGGTTATCGCCCAGGCACGTCAGATCCGTGAGTTTGAAGGCGTCATGCCTCAGCTTGTGGACAAGGTGACGCTACCTGAGGGTACTGGCAATAGTTGGCATGAGGTCTCGATGGCGGCACTGGCGGCTCAGTCAGTAACCGAAAACGAACGACTGGACAATCCTCAGCAGATGAGCGATACCCTATTCAGTATTACTCCCACGGTTGTGGGCGTACAGACCTTGCTGACCGACAGGGTAAGGGCGCGTATTTCATCGGCTGCTTACGCACAGCTAGGTAGCCTCGCCCAGAACGCGATTCAGAGGAAGAAGGACGAAGACGGCCTTACCGTCCTAGACGGAGCCACTACTTCTCTTGGCGGGACGGGAACTGCGCTATCACCTGGTCATATCGCCGCAGGCAGGAATCGTATTAGCTCCAATGAAACGGAGCCCGGAAATCCGCCATACAGGGTGGTTTTGCACGGATTCCAGATAAAGGACATCTATGACGATCTCGCTGTGGGCGCGACATATCAAGTTCAAGATGGGTTGAGCGCACGAGTGTTCACGGACTTCTTCGCTGGGTCAGTCGCTGGCGCACAGGTATACGAGGATGGAAATATCACGATTGACTCAACAACAACCTCCGCTAAGGGAGGAATATTCGCGAAGGAGGCCATAGTACTTGTACAGGGGCGAATGCCTCGTACTGAGACACGTAGAGAGCCTCATATCGGCGGTGGCGCTGACAGTGTGTTCTTGTACGACGAGTACGCATACGGCGAACGTGCGGCGGGATCATGGTTGTACGAACTCTTAAGTGATGCTGCTGTTCCTACCAGTTAAATATGAACTCACGTAGAACGGCATGGTCTGAGGCGCACGGTCCAATCCCTAAGGGGTGGATCGTGCATAACCTCAACGGCAATATGTGGGACGATAGACTTTGTAACTTGGCAGCTATCCCCCGCAAGACGGACAATATAAGCCAGGTAATCGCTCCCTACAGGGCGCGGGTAAGAAGGCTGGAGCTACAGCTTCAGAATAAGGAGAGGTCGTAATGGCAACAGTTCAGAGTGGAAGAGGTCGAATAGAGCTATTCGAGGACTTCCTATCAGGTGAGGATATAGTATCGAACACGGGAGTAACTAGGGCTTTTGGGAGTTCAGGATTCCGGGTCGTAGGACAGGGCATTGCTGAGACTGACTCAGGTATTACCGTTTTGGAGTCGAATGGCTTGAACGGTGTCGGCGTATTGACCACAACCAACGAGGACGCCCATAGCTGTGGTGTCACGACAGGGCTGGTATTCGATGCAGGCAAAATGGGTACGCTCGTTGCCGAGTGTCGGGTCCAGTTTCCTGATTTAGATACAAAAGCCTTCTGGTTCGGGTTCACCGATGTGAACAGTGACACGACTATTCTTGAAGGCAATCAACTTGTTGCGTCAGGTGCGAGCCTAACCCTCTCGGCATCGGATCTTTGTGGGTTCCTATTAGATTCAGAAGCCACCGACGACGAAGACTGGATTATGGCCTATAACGG